TTTTGATTCGAGGTAACGACGGACTGAACGTCCTTTAGTTTTTCTCATTATCATCATAGCAAATTCTTGTAGTATAGGGTGGCCGGGATACTGGTGTATTATGCTTAGAGCCTTAGATCTCATGATTGAGTCAATAGTAGAATCTGAAGACAACGCATAGTCTGCTGACACCCAAGGCGTCACACACAAAACATACATCGGCTCAGTAACTATAATATTACTTTCCTCATTAAAAATATTACCGCAAAACCCAGCCTCCTGCCAGTCAGGTTCTTCAACCATTTTGATTTTGTAACCTAGGGCAGTCATGTAACTGCTTGGCCAACTCAGCCCCTCCGGGACTAAGATGAGACCATCGTCGCCCTCAAATACAGCTTGGAGAAGTATAGGATCCAAACCCATCTTCCACATGGTAAACATGTTTGTTGCCAAGTTTTGAATTCCGTTTCCCAAGCTAGTGTTCATCTCACCCGACTCGCGGCGGGCCTCCATCAAAGCCTGCCACAGATTAAAAGTGATGTGCTGTTTTCCCAAAATTGCATTCTTAATATGCTCAAGTATGTCTTTCCCGCCATCTGGCAGCCCCGAAAGCATATACTCATAAATTGGGTATTCTATGGCAAGCATAAGTTCAGCCCTTATGCTGGCCTCCATAGTGGAAAAATCCGTGGAGACATACTTTGCACCCTCACGATGCAATTTTTCTTTCATGTAAGAAATCCGTTCTTTAACGGGTATGTTTTTGATAAACCACGGTAACTTAAATACTTCTTTTTCAATAAGCTTAAAAGCCGGACCCACCAATATCTTGAAAGAGTCACTTCGGGAATAGATTCCTCGGGGTTTCTTAAAATTTGGATAGAATTCAGCTTTTTGATGCGCGCTTACAACATACCTTTCGTCCACAACTGGGTTTACGATGTCTGTTGTTGAGCCATCTGGATTCAGACACGAAAACGGTCTAGGTTCTTTCTGTTGAGCATAAGCCAAATCAGTCATTGCCATTTCATCCAAATCACGCAGCATTTGTTTGCGTTTTTCTGTGTAATTGGTCCCACTGAGCCAAGTTTCAACAGACAAGTCTGCTTCCGGCTTAAGAGGTTCCAATTTCAACATAGGGATCATGATTTCCTTTACAAAAGTGGCCATTTCATCTATAATAATGGACACCGGGGTGGGGGTTTCTGCCATAACCCTGGCTGCGGCCCCCAGTCGCTGGTTTACTGGACCGGGATTTGGGTGCGGGGGACAACATGGCGGTACCGGCATGTTGGTGACGCCGACGACACGCCTTGGAATTGTGCTGTCTTTGTATTTAATCTTAGACATCTCAGCTCCATAAGCAAAGTGCGAATCAATTTTTATCATGTCTCGCACAATGTCGTCGGTCACGTTGTAACCCCTCATCGATGCACGCCCAACCCATTCGGGCCGCTTCCCACGGGCTCCTGAGATGCGGCCATCGGAAAAAGCGTCGTTGATGCAGTACGGCTTTTCCAACTGATGAAAGCAACCAGATGACTGTTGGTAACGACATTCTGCTGGTCACCTGCAAACCCGATGAGTCTGTCTCCACTAGCCAACATAATGTTTCCACTCGAAGACATTGTTTGTTTCAGTCTATCAAAAACAGCAGACTCATTTTGACTATCAATGATGTTTCTGACTGTCAGTGACTGCAAATACATGCTGAGACTAAAAACGACGCCACGCCTAAATTTGACGACTGGTCTGCAATTCCCTTTGCAGACAAGCTTGACGTGAGCGTCACCAAACTGGGGAAAAGCACAACAATCATTTATGGTTATCATGCTCAAATTCGCTGTGACCAAACAGGCACCAAACTTTGCGGTCGTGGCCCTGTCCCCTATCGGTCTGGTTTCGCGGGATTCGGTGTCATCACCAGTCATAGTCCAAGTCTTAACGTGCTCCTGCTGGACAACCAAAGTGTCCAATTGAATGCAAGTGACTTGATTTTTCCAAAACTTGAAAGAAAACTTCGTCCAGTCAATGACGCTCCTAAGATTAGCGTCAACAGACATTCGATCATGATCTGACTGAGTAACGGGAACACGGCAGAAAAAATCACGCGAAGCAGACAAGTTATGCAAGTCCTTGTAACCAAACATACTCAAAACAGGGTTGACCAACCGCTGCATTGGGGTGACACCCAATTCACTGTTAGCAACAAATTTGAGAACATTGTTGTACGACGTTAAGCCCAAATTGTTGTGTGTCTGTTCGTCAATCTTCCTGTTGACAGCCAACATCGCTATTTCAGCGTCGTCGACTGAATCAAAAGCAGGGGTCTTACTTGCAACATCAAACGGAACTAAGTTTTT